TGCGTCAAGCGACGCCGGCCGCTACGAAGTCACGCACAACGCCGCCGACCGCGGCTCCTATCGCACGCCGACCTTGCGCAACATTGCACTCACCGCGCCCTACATGCACGATGGCTCGCTGGCGACACTGGAACAGGTAATCGAATTTTATGAGCGCGGCGGCAAGGACAATCCCGGTAAAGATGCCTTGCTGAAACCGCTGCATCTGAGCACGGGTGAAAAGCGTGATCTGCTCGCCTTTCTCCGCGCGCTCACCGGCGACAATGCAACAAGCTTGGCAGTCCAGGCACGCGCCGCCGCCAGCGGCGGCAATACCATTGAATCGGTTCGGGACCTCGCCATCGAAGAGCGTGGGCCGCTCGGAAAACCTTGATTTTCAACGGGTAAGGGGAGTTTGTTAGGTGCTGTCTAACAAAGCGTCTAAAAAGACAAAAGAAAAGGGGCCACATTTGCATGTGGCCCCTTAGAATCTTGGCTCCCCGACCTGGACTCGAACCAGGGACCTGCGGATTAACAGGCTCACGTTCTTTCGTGGCGCTATACCGCATGGAATATGATACTGTCACGTGATCGCTGTCTAACAAATTTCACAATTTCGTACCTTCAGAACCCGCATAAACATTAGGGGGGCTAATCTTGGTTAGACACCATTTGGCGACTATCGATGACATTTTTCGTTTAATTATTTTGGCATAGAGGTTCGAAGTTTTCGCGGCACTATTCAAGAAAAATGAGCAAAAAATCATGAAATCGAATATCGAAAAATACAAAATTGAACTAGCCGCCTTGGTGGAGCGAGGCCGAATATTGCATTTGGCCATGCAGCACGAATGTCATAAAGAAGATTTTGAAAAGGTGTTTCGAGCGAGTATGAAGGAGGGCTTTGATGCGGCCATCAAGAACTTACCTACTTTCTCAAAGGGGTACCAAAAATGGTATTCAGAGGCACATGCTGTGATTAAGCAGCTTATTCCGGATAGGCTTAGCGATTTTGTTCAGCTATACGAAAAGCCCAAAAACAGAAAGGAGATAGTGTACGGAAATTATGTGATTGCCGACTATCTTCAAGGATTGACGCTTAAACATTTGGGCGCGGTAGTTTTATCCCCAAGCGCGGCAATAGTTCAATTCGAGCAGCAGGTTGCTATTCTTGAGTCTGCGGAGGGACGTTTTGATAGCTCACTCTTCGATATCAAGCAACTTGTCCAGGCCGACTTGATGGACTCTGAGTTAGAGTCTAGCCGGCTGCTTAAGAAAAATAAATTCTATCGGGCAGCCGGTGCCATGGCCGGAGTCGTAATTGAAAAACACCTCGCTCAAGTTAGCTTGAATCACGGTCTCGCAGTTGGTAAAAAAAATCCAACCATTAACGATTTCAATGAGCTTCTCAAGAACAGTTCTGTAATCGACGTTCCGCAATGGCGTTTTATCCAGCATCTTGGTGACCTCCGGAATTTGTGCGATCACCACAAAGATAAGGAGCCAGGGGACGCCGAAATTGAAGACTTAATTTCAGGGACAGAAAAAATCATCAAGACGATATTTTAGTATCGTCGGATTTCGGGTGAAAACATGTGCGTGACGTAAGTGCACTGTACGTTAGTGGCCAAATTGAGGCAACCAATACCATAAATGTATAATTGACCAAATGGAACGAATATTGATAAATCCTGAGCGACTTGCTTGGTGTTGTGCCGATCATGGCATCACACTGGGGGAGCTTGCGATCGAACTCAATATTGCTCCGGCTAGCCTCGAACGCGCAATGAACGGCGAGAGCGGTATTACGTTCAATCAGCTAGCAAAAATAGCAGATCATTTTGGTCGTGGGGTGCTGTTCTTCTTGGAGCAGGAGCCGGTGCAGGATGAACGTATCCATACATTGGCGTTTCGAACACTGGCGAATCAGAAGCCGGAGTTAACGGTCAAAGTAAAAAGTTTGATTGAGCGAGTGGAAAGACAGAGAACCGTTTATTTAGCACTGCGCGACGAACTTGACGATCCGGACATACCGGAATTTGCACCGCCAGTTTTGCCTCAGCACGACCCACGAGTTGCAGCTGGCATCGCTCGAAAATGGCTTGGCCTTGGTGACCTCAATAATTTTGATACTTATCGAAGTGCAGTTGAGGCGCAAGGTGTTCTAGTTTTCCGGAGTAATGGTTATAACGGCAAGTGGCAAATTGCGAAAGACAATCCCATTCTTGGTTTTACTCTCTATAGCCCTGATTGCCCCGTGATTGTTGTTAAAAAGCAACAATGGGACACTCAGCAATCGTTCACCCTTATGCACGAGCTAGGCCATTTGTTGCTCCATAAGAGTAGTTCGATTGATGATGAAAATGATATGAACTCGCATCACGGGCATGAGCGAGATGCAAATGCGTTTGCCGGCCTTGTCCTGGTACCGGATGAGTTTCTTCGGAAAATTGATGACGCGAACAGGCCGAGAGATGTTGGCCAGTACGATACTTGGCTTGAATGGTGTCGAAAGGCTTGGGGTGTCAGCAGTGAAGTAGTGCTACGAAGATTGTTAGATGCAGGGCGATTAGATCAGCAGCAATATGCTTCGTACAGAGATTGGCGGAAGGCACTCCAAATTCCAGAGGCAGCCCTTGGGTCGCGGCTTTACAGGCACCGAGAACCAAAACATGTTTTTGGCGATACTTTTGTGCGTACTGTGCTCGAAGCTTTGAGTCGACGTCGTATCACTCTTGCAAAGGCTAGCAGTTACCTTGATGGGTTAAAGATCAATGATCTTCACCAGCTAGAAAGACACTATGCTGGTATTTGATGCGTCGTCAATTATCTATGCTTGGGATAACTATCCTATCGAGCAGTTCCCGGGACTCTGGCGATGGATTGGAGATCAAATCCATCGGAATCAAATTCAAATGCCGCTTGTAGCTTTCGGTGAGGTTGAGCATCCTGCGCCAGAGTGCGCAGTTTGGCTTGATGAAAATGGCCTGACCCGGATTGCGATGACCCGCGATATTCTTCTAGATGCCCTTCGGATCAAGACGCTTCTGGGAATTGTTGATGACAAGTACGGTGGGGGCGTGGGTGAAAACGATTTATTAATCATTGCCACCACCCGGTCGTGTCACACCACTTTGGTTTCGGATGAACAGGTACAACCTGGTCTCCCAGCGAAAATGCCAAACTATAAAATACCAGCTGTTTGTGCGATGAAAGAGGTTAGTGTTGAATGCATTAATTTTCTGGATTTCATAAAGAAATCCAAAGTAGTGTTCTAACGTGAAAGTTCGTGGGCCATGGCTACCATATTCGGCTCGACAGTCCCGCGCCAACGACATTTTACGTAAATCTCAGTCGTCGTCACTGAGTCGTGGCCGCAAAGGACCTGTATCTGTTCAAGCGGAACCCCAGACAGCCACATGTCGGTTGCACCTTTCGCTTTTAGATCGTAAAAGCCAAATCCTGCGATTGATACTTTCTTCAGCTTGCGTTGCTTATTATCCGGCGTTTTGTTTACGTATCGGCGCAACATGGCACACAAACCATCGTACGTGTACGGATCCCCATCCATGCGGTGAATCAAGGTCATGTCAGAATTTGGCGGCATGCTGTCCATCCGTAAGTCCCTGATGATCGTTTCAATGTCTGGCGTGATTGCTATGTCGACAATTGCGCCAGTTTTTCCCTGATCATTACGGATTACACGCCGACTGCTGCCGTCGGGCTCTTGCTTGAAGACGATGTTCGCTGGTGTCCATTGAATAATATCTTCCGGTCTCTGCAGCGTTCGATAGATCAGGTCCATTAGGCCACGAACCTGGCGGACTGCCAGTTTGCGGACTGCCTGGTATTCATTGTGTTCAACATAGCGCTCCCTCGGAGTCTCTTTATTTCGGCGAACGCCAGAACACGGATTTACTTTGACGCTCCCTTCGCCGGTGCGAATCAGCCAGGTAAAGCAAGCTGATAGGCACGCTTTCTCTCTGTTCGCGCGTACCGGCCGGTCGTTGTCCGCGCCGAGATCCAGGTATTGCGCTACGTGCTTGGGTTCGACGCCTGGAGGCGTCATTTTCCCAAAAAATGGCTTTAGCATTTCTACATTGCGCTTGTAGTCCTCGTACGTGCGTTCGGCTAGCGTGTGTTTTGCTACACGCTTCTCACAATGAACGACGAAGGAATCTAGGTAATACGCCATTGTCCCAAATGAGCTATCTGGATCGTTGTATAGATTTCCCTTACGCTTGGCTTCGGCCAGATCAGTTCCAAGGCGTTCCCATGTATTATCGCGATGGACATAATAGAACGCGCCATGTTTTGCGTATACCCTGTCTGGGAGGCCAAGTGGGTTGCTGCTGCGTTTGCTGCCTGTTGCCATATTTTATGCTTTCTGCTGAGACGATTTTTGTTGCGTTCGCTTGCTTAGACTCCTGAGGTACCCGGCCACGTCAGGAGCTTCTCCGACCGACTGATTACAGACCTTTGTTGCGATGCCGCCCGTTACTGCGTCGAAGTTAGCTCGGGTGATCAGCGGCATTCCGTTTGGGCGGACAGTGACGTCAAAGCCGCTTTTCTTGAACCAACGAACGATTGCCGCTGGCTGACATAGCGGATCGGCAATTTCCCGAATTTCCGCTTCGGTAAGGTACGGACGTGGAGCCTGCATTAGCGCACCTCGCTTGTGGCTGCGACTGAATTTCTAAGGGCGTCGTGGCTTTCGTGTCGGCAGAAATACATCATGGCGAAATTGCCGACATCGACCGGATCGCCCTTCGCCACGGCACCGAGGAGCAATTCTGCAAGCCGCGCGCCGCTGAGTTGGCTGATGTCGTTCCAGCCACCGAATCCCTGCAATCGTTTCTTCCCCAGCTTTTCTTTCATCGCTTTGGCGAACAGGTCAACGGCGTGGTCGTCTAGCAACTGAGCCTCATCGACCCGGTTATTCTGTTTGTTGCTCATTGTGGTTCCTTGACGAGTAACGGCCGGCTGCTGCCGGTCCGCAGATTGATGAATGCGCCGTGCCAGGTCAGTTGGCCGTAGCGGAAAAACTCCCACAGGATGGCCAGCGCCGGTGTCACGACGGCTTGATTGATAAAGAGTTCCTGGCGCTCCAGCGCATCGGCGAGACCGCAGCTCGGCGTATCGTCTTCCGGTGCAGTGATGTCGATAAGCTCGGGTAACAGTTGATAAGGATTTGGCAACGGGACATGGCCGGCTGGCGAAGTGTCTGACGGAAGGGCGCGGTCGTTCCATTCTCCAAAGACTGCCTGGCCGTCGGCCGCGCGATTGCCGACGTCCATGACGTACCAGTGGTGCGCCCGGCTCACGCTCTTATAAATTTTGTTGCGCGCCGCTGCGCTATCAACGCAAAGGAGCAAGAGACTGGTGTTCTGGCCGCCTTTGAATCGTATCGGCTCCGATTTCCATGCTGTACCAAAAAAATGATTGATTCGGGACGTCAGGACGGCCGACTTGCTCTGACCGACGTCGGCGCGGCTAAATAGCTGCCGGCCGATGTTGGCCTCGCTGACCATGTCGTCGTCGTAGACGGTAACGTGCAAGCCGGGATGGCCGAGCGCGACCAGGGCATGATTCAGCCTGGCCAGGCCGGTCAACATCTGCGAACCATTGCCGCCGCAGCCGACCAGGATGATGCTGACCTGGCGCTCGAGAAGCCGAGATGGTGTGTAGTGCGGCATGATTACCCGATCTCCATGCCGGCAAATACCTTGTCGGCCGGAACCTGGATAGGCAAGTACAGACCCAGCAGGCAGAGCCGCACAGCGATGCTCGGTTGGACTTTGTCGAGATTGCCAATCACCACGGAGAGCTTCACACTGCCGGCATCGTCTTGGTTGTCGGTGGCGCTGAAGAATGCCGGCGCTGTGCCGTGGCTATGGATGTCGACTGCGATGGATTCATGGTCTTCCATCTCCCGGCTCTTATAGGTTAGTGATCCCGGCGTGGCGAGCGGGATCGAGACGTTCAGATCCGACAAGGTTTCATCGAGGTTATTCCAAACCAGCATGTCGGCGTGCTCATTGGGTAGTTCGCGGATGGCGGAGGCGGCAAACTGCTGGATTTGCGGCACGATCTGGCTGATGCGGCCGAACGCCAGTTGCGTGCAAGGTTCGATTGCACCAAACGGCATCGTCACTGCCGTTTGCTGGGCCAGCCTGTGCACGACATACAGCCAGGGGCGGCGGACCTCGAGATACATGCCGTCGTCGGCCAGGAGGAAGCGATGGCCATTGTGCGTCAGCGGGGAAAATGTTGAGTACTTCGGCACGACGGCGACAGGCGCCAGCGACAGGAGAAGTGAATCTTTAAGGACGTCTTCATCGTCGTCCGGAGTGTTAGAGTCGACCGCCAGAATCTGCGGCCGGCGCGCATGGACGCGTAGTTCGATAGCCTCCTCAAGCGAGGTAACGTCACCTGTGATCGCGTCGAAGTGGTCTTGCAAGTTGATCAGGAATTGTTGGCCGTTCATCGTGATTTCTCCTTCGTGGTGCGGGCAATAAATTGCGCAATGGTTTCTTTGGTGGGCAGCAAAATGTCGGCAGTCAACAGGATCTGCTCGGGCGCACGCATTTGCGCTGTCCAGAGCGCTTTGGCGCCGCCGGGATACTTGACCAGCTTGGTCTGGTTCGGATGCGTGAAATTGCTACGAAAAAAGGCATCCTCGTAGGCGCTGATCGCATCGGTCGACGTGTAGCTGGGCAGGTCGACATTGCCGGTGCAGATCTTGTTGCCGTCCCATACGTTGAAGTAGGGGGCTTTGTACAGCTTGGTGCTGCCGGTGGGCCGCTTGTTTTCCGCCAGAGCGGCGACGTACCAGGCATTGTTCACTGCCAGGAAGAACAGCGGAGGATGGGTCACGATGGCGGATACCGTGCCAATGGCAGGCTCTGGCGACTTGAACCAGATGCGCCGGGCCTGGGACGGCGACCACCAGGCTATCGCGTTGGGCGCCGTGTAGACCAGCTGCTCGGGGATCATGCCGGTGAACGAAGTGGCTTCCGCGACGGCCGCGGCAAATTCGGCGAGTGCGGCTTTGCTTGCCGGGACGCCGGCGCCGAGTAACCGACGTTCCGGATGCTTGGGATGGATATCGATGGCGTGCGCAGTCGCGTAGACATGGCCGGCCCCGGATGTATAGAGGAGGAGCGCGGACTTCAGGCTGAGCGAAGTGGCATCCGGCTCTATGATTTTGACTGGTGCCGCGCTCATGACGGATCTCCGGTGGAAATAGGTGTACTGATCAACAGCAGCAAGTCTTCGGCAGCCTTGGCAAGCAACAGCATGGTTTCCGCGCGGTTGATATAGTCGCGGACGTTATGCGGCGCTGATGGCACACGGGTAGCCGCAATGCATTCAAGGTATTCGCCGGACTCATAGGCGCCGTGCATATAATCGTCAAGAATGCGTACCAAGCTGTCTGCTTCGTCCCAACGCAGGAACAGGCAGGCCTCCGTGCCGTCCACCTCGACATCGACTGTGAAGTCGTAAGGTTTGAGCTCGAACGTGGGGGAGTGCACCAAGGCGTGAATGCGGTCGCACGCAGCAATGACGTTTTTGCTTAACGGGCTGCGTGCAGCCCGTTCCAAATCTTCGCGTCGGCAGACGCGTTTTGCCGAAGGCAACCAATTGGGTATGCCGTCCAGCAGCTCTGCCCGTGTGACTAAGGATTCCTGGCCGATGTCCGCCAGGAAGGCTTCACGCGAAGCGTACTCGCCGTGACCGACGTTGTCCTCGAACCAGCCGTTCTCATCCGAACGTCCGCCCCAATACACATGTTCAGCCATGTGCATGATGTTCTTGGGCGCCCACGTTTCAGGCAGATAGCGCAGGCAATCGTACAGGACTGCCACCACCGTTTGTCCGAAGCCAACGTGTTCCGCTTCGAGTTCTCCTACGCGCAGCGCCAGCGAGCGTTGGGGTATATCGCTATTTTGTACCGTCATGCAAAACACCGGCTGATTCGTCTGTTCCGAGTAGTAATGCTCGATGATCTGGATGTGTAAATTCCATTTGAGCAGCTGTAGTGGGGCGGTTTTTTCTGACCACCAGCGACTCAGTGCCAGTTCCACCAGAGTCTGTTCGTTGCTACCGGCGTGCAAGTGATCGTCGTGAATCAGGCCGGCCTGCAGCATGGCCAGGGCAAGCGGCGCGGAAATTCGATTGCTGCCGTTTGTCCGAAATTCGATGGGCAAGCGTGCCGGCAGGGTAGGAATAGCGCAGGCGACCATCATGGCAACACCATCATGAAATTCGACGGTGCCGTCCAAGCAGCATCCTGGCGCTTGTTAGTACGCAGGGTCAGTAACTGGATGGCGTGGGTGGTTGCGTTGTTTATGGCCCTGCTGGGTAGCACGTTGTTTGCCGCAGTCGAGCGAAGACTGCCGCTCTCTTCGAGCGCTCGGATCGCGTCTCGGCAAGCTGGACTGAGGTTGGATGCTGCCGGTGATTTTTTTGTGCGCTTCATGCTGGTGTTCCTGCTGCGTCGCGGCTGCAGTAGCGGACATGAAGTGCGATTAGCGACATGCTTTCGTCGACATCGATTGCCGGCAGCTTTTCCTGCAGGTCTTGAACAAATGCGGCTTGATGATCTTCCAGCCAGTTGATTTGCGCCAGCGCTGCCAGATCGGCGACCATCTGCTCCATGCCCTTGCCGCCCTTGGTGCCGACGGCGCGCCGGAAGGAATAGACGTTCTTGTTGCCGACCACGTCCGGGCCTTCGATATCGGCGCTGATGATTTCCGGGTATACCGTTGAAAAGAAGTCGCGCACTTGCATCAGCGTGAACTGTGGGTTCGGATCGGGTAACTTGACGCTGTTGTATTTGAACTCTCGTTGCAATTCTTGAATTTGCATGACGCTTCCTTAGAAAAGATCGATGGTGAATTTGTCGACTGCCGGGCCGCTGGCGGCCACTTCCGGCGCCACTGGATCGCCGGGGGCATCTGGCGGCAGGGCGGTGCTGTCGACCAGGCGCGGAGGCGCGGCGATGGGTTCTTCGGATAGCGTCGTGTTGGCAGATGCATCCGCTGACGCTGGAGCGGCACCTGGTTCGGCTGGCGCGCCTGATGTGGCGCCAGCGGGCTCGGCACTGCCTTGCGTTGCCGTCTGCGCGCTATCTGCTGCGGTTTTCGGTTCCGGTTCTGGCTTCGGCGTTTTACCTGCCTTCGCGGCCTGTTTTGCGGTCAACGGCTTGGCTGTCTTCGTTGCGGTTGGCTTCTTGGCTTTGTCATTGTCTTCTTCGCTGGCGGCAGCAACTGCGGCGGCCTCCACTTGCTCGATCAATGAGAGGCGTGGCGCCTGCCAGGCATTCAAGGCTTCGACGAAACCGCCATCCAGTTCTGCTGGTGTGGCTAGGAGCGAAATAGGGTGCAGTGGGTGGCTGGCATCCGTGTCGTTGCTGGTAGGGGTTATGTTGACGCGCAGCAGTTCGCCTTCAGCTGCGACGACGATCAACAGCGTGGTTTTCTGCGTAAGTGCTTGTAGTGCTGAGAACATAGCGGTCCTTTGCGTGGTGAGAAATCAGGTGGTTGGATTGGTGAGAGAGGTGGAGCGGTAGTGATCCCAGCCGCGGCAGTCTGATTCGGTCGGGTAGCTGCTTTGCGTGCCGACCAGGCTGCCGTTGCGGTAAATCAGGTAACGGGTCATCGGTGTGCCTGGCAGCGCGCGGCGCTGGATGACATACGCGCCGATAGTGACCGGCGTGTAGTCTTTCCGCTGTTTTGGGTCGTGTGCACTATATGTACGGACGGCCAGGGTCGTTCCCTCGCGATATGGCGAGGGGAAAAAAGGTGGTTTGGTCATAGGTCGAAAGGGTCGTTGGCTTGGGCGCGCTTCCGGTCAAAGCGCTGTTGATCGATGAGTTGCTGATGTCGGCGCCGGTTGCTGATCGCCTTGTTGCGGATGGCAATGGCGAGGGCCGGTACCGCCATAGCTTCCTTGAAAGATTTGCCGACAACCGCGCATTCACGCCATGCGCGCTGCAGTTCAGCGTCGGGAATGGTGCTATTGATTGTCATGGCGGTTGCCTAGAGAGGGCCGCAGGCGTGCTTCTTGGCCTGCTTAGCATTGGGGAGGTTGCCCCATTCTTGGCTACACAGGTCGGCCAGCTGCAAGCCGACGTCACTGTCATGGGCATTGATTTCTGCCGCCAGTTTCATGCCGCTGGCTAGGCCCGCTTGATATGCATCGGCGCGCACTTCGTCATTGTGTTCGAGCGCGGTTACTACGCAGAACAACACGACAATGAGCAGGCCGCCCTGGAACGGGTGGCCGTCGAAATATTGGACGATAGCTTTCATGCAGCCTCCTGCGTGCCGGCGCCATGCGAGTTGCGGCCGTGGCCCTCGCTGACGTTGAGCCGGATATCGGCGACACAATCGGGATGACGCAACGTGACAGCATCGCCGTGGGAGTCATAGCGCGAGTTTTCTTCGAATCCGAAGCTGTGTAGGGCATCAAACACGGCATTTGATTCAGCTTCGGTGTCCAGTTCGAGGTGCAAGCTGCCGCGATCCTTGCAAACGATAGTGGACATGGAAACGCTGCCAGAATCGATTAAGCCTTGCTCTTCAAGCCGATTTATCCATGGGTGTAATGCTGACAGCGCTATGAGGCATTCTTTGCCGATAATCCCGTGCTGCTCGGCGATCAGGGCGCGTTGATAAAAGGTAGGGTTCGTGCGGTGCATTTCGATCTCCATCTACAAGTGATTTGTTGATGGCACCATTAAACACGATGTTTAAACATCGTTCAAACATTTTGTTTAAAACGTGATGTTTAAATTAGATCAAATAGTTATATTGAAATTCAATATTGTGTATTTCTAAATATATAAAATTGCATTGGAGGTAGGAAAGGATAGAAAACTATCCTAATTGGAGAGGAGGATAGTTTGCTATCTCGATAAAAAACCCGCGTGCGGCGGGCTTTTTGGGAGGAGATTGAGGTACGACGGCGGGGCGTCAGAAGCTTTCGCGCTGGAGCACAATTACTCGGCCAATCACGATACAAGTGGCACCAGTGCATTCTTGCCGGTGATAGCGTTTCTGATCGGGATTGTCGGATACTAGAAACCAGCGGCCATAGTCTTTGACGAGGCGCTTGATGATGTCTTCGCCGTCGTAATTGATAGCGTACGTTTCACCATCTTTCAGTGCGATGTCGCCAGTGTTAATGACAACGGTGTCGCCGTCCGACATTGTCGGTTCCATGCTTTCGCCCTTCACCCCGAGAGCAATCAGCTTCTCTGGGATATAGCCATTTTTGCGAAACCATTCCTTGCGAAAAACAATTGGGCGCCCGTGATCACCCTCCGGCTCAACTGCAAAACCTGTTATGCCTGCTGAAAGCTTCAATTTAACTTTTCGTATTTCAATGTAATTTTCATCATTCGGGTCGTGCTCGATAACACGCCGATAGTTCTTAGGTAGGTGTTGGGGAATGTTCTCGTCGGCGCCGAAGGCTTCTCCAGCCGTCATGGGGCCTTCCCCAGTTCGAATCCAGGCCGCTCTACAGCCAATGATTCGTTCGGCGTCGAGCATGCCCTGATTGGAAACGCCGCGACTCTCCCAGTTTTTCACGGTTTGTGGGGACGCGCCTATCAGGCGGGCGACCGAACTCGGGTCCCGCGCGTTGCGCAAGGCAGCTGCTGCCTCATAAAGTCGTTCGCTCGTTTCATGCATGCGCGTGATAGTGCCCCAATTAAACAAACTGTTGTTACACAAACTGTTTGCCTCAAGTTTAAACATAGTGTTTAATGTCTGCATGACCGACAAAGACGATAAAACTCTCATTCTTGACCTGGGTGGTCCAGCAAAGGTTGCTGAAATTCTCGGATTCGATAAGCCAGGGGGCGTGCAACGCGTCCAAAACTGGATGACTCGTGGAATTCCTGCCCAGCAGAAGGTCGACAGGCCCGACCTGTTTATGCCGCATTTGAGATTCTCTCCAAATGCGTCCAGCTAGGCCAGAGTCGAAACATGGATACAGCGTCGCGACAACGAGCGTGGAGTTTCGGCCTGTTTTGCGCGAAGCAATCGTTTTTCTCATGTTTGTAACTCCAGTTCAAATAATCAGTGTTCTCAGAATATCCGGTGGGCCACATCTGCGCATCGGTAATAACAAAGGATGTTTACCGTGACAAAACAATATTTGGAAATGAACCAGCACGATGCGCTCTACAAGCAGGCGCGCAACTATCCGGGCGGCCTGGAGGCTCTGGCGCAGCGCATGGGCATTTCAGTCAACGTCTTGCGCAACAAGCTGAGCCCAGCGATTAGCACGCACTACGCCTCATTCGAGGAAGTGTCCGAAATCACGGAGCTCTGCCAGGAGGCTCGGCGCGACGACGCGCTACTCGCGATTCGCGCCATGAACTGGCGACTTGGGCTCGTTGCCTTTCTGGTCCCGACGGCATCCTGCTTGAGCGATGATGAGCTGGCGAACAACATCTATCGCGTCGTCAAGGACATAGGTGAGGTGGCCAATAGCGTCTCCGGTGCGCTGGAAGATCGGAAGATTACCCATGCGGAGTTCGATATGATCGAGCGAGACTTTGCTGAAGCCATGAGCGCGCTGATCGAATGGCGGGAACGCGTGCGTGCCAGAACCATTGCCGACAGCGGTCCCATTCCTGACGCGGTGCAGTAACGGGCATGGGCGAGACTGTATCAGTAGACACCTCGTCCGAGGAGTACCTCCTTGATTGCCTGGCGAGGCATATCTGCAATCTGCCGACCAAAGAGCGTCGGCACGCATTTCTTGCCTTGATGCGCAAGAAACATCCATCCGAATTCATAGACGACATTGAGCGCCGGGTCCGCATTCAATGGCCGTTGCGTCAAAAGTCATAATCGAAAGGAAATACATGTCACATCAGCAGTATCTGATTCACTCGCGGCGCGGCGCCGGGGAGGCTCATGGCAACACTTGACCAGGTCATCGCTCAAATGGATGCAGCAGGTATGCCAATGCTGCCGACCGATCACCCGAAATGGGACGGTCGGATTCATCGTTTCGGCAAAGGGAAGAAAGCGTGGTATGTGCTGCACGAAATACAATTGAAGAGCGGCGAGTTCTCGTACTTCGGCGCATTCGGTATTTGGCAAGGTCAGGAAAGCAATCCAATCAAGATTGAGACGGATTGGACCGGAATCGGCGCTGAGGAGCGCGCAGCATTGGAACTGAAGCAGCGCGAGGCGGAAGAGCGGGACGCGCGGAAGAAAGAAGAGCAGGCCCAGCTGGCTGCCAATCGGGCCACGCAGCAATGGCGGGATGCATCGACCGAGGGAAATTCTGAATATGCCCAGCGCAAGCAGATTAGCGTGCCGGGCATGCGATTCAGCAAGGAAGGCGATCTGCTCGTTCCTGCCGTCAAATACGCCGGCGACGAAGCCAGCTTGGTTGGCCTGCAAAAAATCGCGCCCAACGGCGAGAAGCGATTCAACGAGCATATGTCCAAGAAATCGGCGTGCTGCCCGATAGGGCGTCCAGCTGTTGACGAGCGAATTATCTTCATGGCAGAGGGCTATGCCACCGGGCGTTCCGTTCGGATGGCTATGGATGACACGCTACCTGGCTATGTGGCTTTCGATGCCGGCAATCTGCTGGATGTCGCGCGGGTCGTTCGCGCGCGCCATCCGCAGGCGCATATCCTGTTTTGTGCTGACGACGACTGGCAACTGGTCCAGCGTATGCATCGTGAACTGCGCGATACGCATGACATCGACAGCGGGATCGACGTCGACGGTGTCCAGCGCGAGCTGACGTCGGCCAAGGGTATCGTTACGCTTGTCCAGGCCGAATATCAAGAAGACGCTTGCGGGGTGCAATTCATCCGTCTGACGGTTGTCGCCGACGGCAAGACGCGTATTGCGAAGTTCGAAAACGCCGGCATCGCCAAGGCGAAGATGGCTTGCAAGATCGTCGGCAATGCATCGGTGATCTGGCCGCTGTTCGCTGATCGCGGCGAAGCCAAGTGGACCGACTTCAACGATCTGCATGTGGAACAAGGGCTGTCCGATGTCAGGGATCAGGTATCGGCGGCTATGATCGCCGGCCTGGTGCCGGAAGCAGCGCAACTGTTGGCGAAGCGCGCCGATGAAGCGGCGGCGTCTTCCGACGTTGTCGAACTCGCGCCCGAGAGCGGCAAGAAGAAAAGCGAATCCACCCCTTTCGCGGCTGGCGCTGGCAAAGCGCAGATGCCCGATGCGAGTGACCCTCCTGAGAGTGATCCGGAAAACAGCATACTGCGCTGGGAAGCGCGCCTGGCGCGCAGCGACAAGGGCGCCATCCTGCCGGTGCTGACCAACATCTACGAAATCCTCAAGAACAGCGAGGAGTGGGCTGGTGTCGTCGCCTACGAAGAATTCAGCGGCCAGGTCGTCAAACTCAAGCCGCCGCCCTTCGACAAGGGCGAGTTGGGCGAGTGGACCGACATGGATGATCTCCGGACAGCTTTGTGGATGCAGCAAAAATACAGCTTTCACCCACGCGAGGACATCGTCATGAAGGCGGTGCTGCTGGTGGCGGATCTGCGGTCTCACCACGTTGTTCGTGCTTACCTTGATCCTCTCGAATGGGACGGTACGGAGCGCTTGTCGCATTGGATGGTCGATTTTCTCGGTGCCGAAGACAACGAGTACGTCCGCCGTGTGGGCCGCAAGTGGATGATCGGCGCCGTCGCGCGGATCTACAAGCCCGGCTGCAAGTTGGACAACGTGCTGATCCTCGAGGGTTCCCAAGGTCTGTACAAATCGACTGCGCTGAAGGTGCTGGGCGGCGAATGGTTCACCGACGCGCCGCTGCGCTTTGGTGACAAGGACAGCTACGCGATCATGCGCGGCCGCTGGGTGATCGAGCTGGCCGAGATGGATTCATTCAACAAGGCGGAGTCGGAAGCGGCCAAGCAGTTCTTTGGCCAATACATCGATCGGTACCGAAATTTCTATGGAAAGCGTGCCAGCGACGTGCCGCGCCAGCAGGTCTTCGCCGGCACCACGAATAAGTACGTCTATCTCAAGGACGAGACCGGAAATCGGCGCTACTGGCCAGTACGGGCAATCGAGATCGACCTGGAGGGGCTACGTGCAACGCGTGATCTGCTGTGGGCGGAAGCCGTCGCTGCGTTTAACGATGGCGAAGCCTGGTGGGAGACGCCGGCCGACGTTGAGATGTTCCGTGCGGAGCAAGAGTCGCGCTTCATCAACGACGCCTATACCGATGAAATTGCTAAGGGTCTGTTGGGGCGCTCCCAGGTCACGACGAACGAGATTCTCGCGGATATCCTGAAGCTGGATATAGCTAAATGGACGATGCCGGAGCAGCAGCGCGTCGGTCGCAGCATGACCCAGCTGGGATGGTTGCGCAAACGTGGATCTGGCGCGGGAGGAACCAAGCGTCAATGGATGTACGTAAAGCCGGAAAGCACTACTGAGAACAAGGAGGATGACGATGGTCCGCTGTAATTTTATGTATCCCGTCCCAACGTCCCATTGCGTCCGTCCAACGGGACGGACTTGGGACGGACGGCACGTTAGCTCGGTTGTGTCGGTTGCCTTGCAAAGTCATCAGACCCGCATGAATACTAGCCGCGTCCCATTGTCCCATTGCCTTTTACATTCGGGACAGGTTCGGGACGGCCGCGCGCTTAACGTGCTTGTCCCGACGTCCCGTTGTCCGGGTGGGCTGGGTCGTGTGTGTGTGTGCACGTACATGCATGCACACACGTACGCGCGTATACGTGCACACGCATTACCTTTATTTTTTAATGGGACAGTTAGGACAATAGGACAACCATGATCAACCAAGCGAATAATGCCGAGGATGAAATTCTGTTGAGGAAACGGTTAGACAATTGGAAGCGAACGGTTCGGTATCTCGGCGGCGGCCGTGGTAATGCTTGCGCGTTCTGGGCCGAGCTCTACCTGAAATCGCGGGTTAACGAAGAGGAAGCCAACAAACCGATGCAACCATTACGTGTTCCTGTCACGGTTGAGGAACTCGACGGCTGGCTGGTCGAAGCGGCCAGGAAGGCGCTGATGGACTTCGATGAAAAGCA